AAAACTTCTGTTCATCCAAGTAGTCTTAGAGGATTTGTTAGAGAACAAATTCAAGATCTTGGTAAAGATGTACCTGCTGAACTGTTTGGAACTTATGTTGCAAATAAAACTAAAATAACCACGAAGGAATAATCATGAACGAAAAAAAAGCGATGACGACAAAAAAAGAAAACCTTCCAGCTGCTATTAATTTAGAGCAGATGGCAGGTCAAGGTCAAGAGTATGTGACGGCTCGAGATCAAAAACTACCAATCCTAAAAATACTTTATGCTAACTCTCCAGTCCTAGATGAGACTGATGGCAAACATGTTGAGACTGCAAAGCAAGGAGACATATGGAGTGAAACATCAGGTAAAGTTTGGAAAGGTAGACAAGGATTAATAGTAGTGCCTTGTCTTTACATAAACACTTTTAATGAGTGGAAAGACAAAGGGGATAGTCCAGGAAGACCAGTAGGTATTCATACTGATCCAGCTATTATGTCCCAAACAACTAGAGGTGCCGACAACAAAGACCGATTAGAAAACGGAAACTATGTTGAAGATACTGGTAATCACTTTGTTTATATTTTGGATGAAAATTATAATCCATTAGAACAAGCATTGATTACTATGAAGTCTACTCAAAAGAAAAAATCTAAGACATGGAATTCAATGATAATGTCTAGAAGAGCACAAGGTAAGAATGGTATGTTCAATCCACCATCATGGTCGACTGCTTACAAGTTAAGCACAACCAAAGAGTCTAATTCACAAAACTCTTGGTATGGATGGGTTGTTGAGTTTGATAAGTTTTTAAATACTCAAGAACATTTAAAAGTATTGGAAACAACTCAAGCTTTCTATCAAAGTGCTATGAAGAGTGATATTTTTGGTAAAGTAGATTTTGCACAAGAAAATCAAGCTCAAGGAAATAATAGCCCAGATAAAACTAACGTTCCATTTTAAACCATGGAACAGGAGCTCTTAAAAATATTTGAGGGTAATTCTGAACTGTTCATCACTACCTCTCTAACTGGAGAGGTAGATGAACGGGGAAAGACAGTAGGCCAAACACTCACGGTCCACGAACCAGTTACTCTTAAAATCTGGAAGGAACATTTAGAAGGTACGAAGCGTATAGGTATCAAACCTGAAAAGGATGATATGTGTAAGTGGGGATGTATAGATATTGACCCACAAAGTTATAAAGATTATTCACAAAAAAAAGTTATAGATATTCTTAGGGAAAATCAATTACCACTAGTTCCAGTTAGATCTAAGTCTGGAGGCTTACATTTATTTTTATTCTTAGATGATTGGTATCCAGTTAAAGATGTATTAAAAAAATTAAACGAGTGGAATAAAAATTTCTTTCAAGCATTAGAAGTATTTCCAATGAATAAGTGCATGAACATGCCTTACTTTAATATGAATGCTACTACTGAGTTTGCTTATAATGAAAACAATACACCAGTAATGATAGGAACATTTATAGAGCTTGTTGAAAATAAAATAGTATCCCTAAAGCAGCTTAATGAATTAAAAGTAAAAGAATATGAACCAGAGGAAGATTGGAAACATTATCCACCGTGTATTCAAAAAATGATTATGGATAAGTGGGCAGGTAATCATAGAAATGATTTACTTTATAATGTGGGTGTCCTGGAGATGAAAAAAGCTGACGGTAATATCAATGCTCAAGAGATGTCTAGAATATTACAAAAAAGAAACCAGGAAATATTTGTAACACCAATGGATCCAAAAGAAGTAGAATCTTCTGTAGCTAAATCAGTTGTTAAAAAAGATTATAGTTATAAGTGTCCACCTAAGCTTGGTGCTATTACACCTATATGTAACAAGGATGTATGTAAGTTTAGAAAGTTAGGTATTGGTTCACAAGTACCAGATTTAATTGATGAGTTTGAAGATATAGAGTTTACTAGAAGTCCTACTTCAATTGAATATTCTTTTGTATTCCAAGGAGAGAAGATAGTTATTAATCCAGAAGATATGAAGGATGAGAAATCTTTTAGAGTTAAGTTATTAAAGTATGGGATCTATTGGATAACTTTACCCAGACCAAAATCGGGTCCTTCTCCATTTGAGATGTTAATGGCAACAATAGTTAAGAAAGCAACTGAGAATGAGAAGATGAAGTTTGAAGATTCTGTAGAAGAACAGAAATATAGTTTTCTTAAAAAGTTTTTTGAAAGCCATATTGAAGAAGATGATTTTGATAAACTTAAAGATAACTATGTTGTATTGGATTCTGATTCTAATATTTGTTACTTTAAAAAGATTACCTTTGAAAATTTTTTAGGTAAGAACAAAGTATTTAGAAGTGCAAGTGAAGCATTAAATATGTTGGGTTGTGAAAGATTACCTTATCATCAAGGTGTACAAAATGTTTGGTGTGTAAAGATGCCTAAGTTTGTGGATTATAAAAACATAGGTACTGAGAATAAAGAATCTAAAGAAACAGTATCGGAGATGGATGATGAGTTCCACACAGGAAAATTTAGAACTTAAAAAATTAAAAAAACTTTACCATAAAACAGTAAAGATATTTGGTCCACCAGGAACTGGAAAGACTTATACTTTAATTGAAAGAGTTTTAAAAAATCATATTAGAAAAGGAGTAAGGCCTAATGAAATTGCTTATCTGTCTTTTACTAACAAAGCAGTTAATACAGCTGTTAGAAGAACTATGGAATCTTTTCCGAACTATACCACAGATGACTTCTTAAGATTTAAAACATTACATACTTATTGTAGAAGATATTTTACTGAAGAAGTTTTTGATCCAAAAGATGCAACTATTGATTTTGCATTAAACACAAAAATTATTAAAACAAGTGACCAAAGATTAGTAGATGATAATTTTATGTATAAGGATTGGTCTTTAGGAATTTATAGTAAGGCTAGGAATTTATTAATCCAACCAGAGGAAGCTTATAAGAGAGAGGGTTATAAAAAAGATTCTTTGGATATCTTCTTTAGGAAAATAAAAACTTATGAAAATTATAAACTACATGGATCCTCTAAACCTTTAATTGACTTTGATGATATGATTGAGAAGGCTATTTATTTAGACTTTCCTAAATTAAAAATATTAATATTAGATGAAGCACAAGATTGTACACCATTACAATGGTCTGTTATTTTTAAAATGGCAGATAATGTAGATCGTATTTATTTAGCAGGAGATGATGACCAGGGTATATATAAATGGAATGGCGCAGATCCAAAATATTTTACAAGCTTCTTTCCCGGTAGAAAAGTTAAACTAAGAAAGACTCAAAGATTTGGGGAAGCCATTTATAAATTTTCTCAAGTAATTAGAAGAGGAATTATTGATAGTGAAGAGAAACAATATGAGCATGGTGAAATAAATGGTTATGTTAAAAGTTATTTATCATTTAGAGAGATACCTTTTGAAAAATTAAAAGAGGATTGGTACATCTTAGGTAGAATTAATGAAGCTGTAAATGAGTTAAGAATGTTAGCTAAAGATGCAGGCCTTTACTACAAAGATAACAGAGACACTAAATGTTTTGATGTTAAACAATGGGAAGCTATTAAGTCCTGGACGGCTATTACTAAGGGTAAAAAAATAGATAAAAGACAAGCAAGAAATATGTATAAATTTATTAGAGAATTAGAAAAACCAGAGTTTAGATTAGATAAATTTTGGATGAATGAACCAGATTTAAAAGAATATAACTTTGAAGATTTAAAAGAATGGTGTGGTCTTCAATTAAAAGATGAGGATAAAACTAAACCTTGGTATTGGATATTAAGAAGAAATTTTAAACCACAACAAGTAAGACACTTTATTAGATTATTAAGAAGATACGGACAAAAAGAATTAGATAAGGATCCATTAATTACTATAGATACAATACACAGTGTTAAAGGTGGAGAGGCTAATCATGTAGTGCTCTATAGTAAAGGTAACTATCCATCTGATTATGAAACTAAAAACAAACAAGAAAAAAGTGACGAACGTAAGGTTTGGTACACTGGTGCAACTAGAGCAAGAAAAACTTTACATTTATTACGAACTGACTATAAGTATAACTACCCAATTGGGTCTGATTATTTAATTTATGTCCAGGAGAAAAATGACAAGTAAAAATATATTTGATGAAGCATTTCCACAAGATAAGCAGATAGGGGGGAATCACTACAAGCAGTTTACGATTCAACCATGGGAGTTTATTAGAAAAAATGAATTAAATCCATTACAAGCAAA